GTGGCTTGGGAAGTCACACCGGGGCCGATGCTCACCTCCAGCCGAAGGGCTTTCATCCGCCCCACCGTATAAAAACTCTGATGGTGGGGGGCATGTACAGGTTGGGGGCCAAAATTCCCTCCTGCAACACCTCCTGCACTTGATAGCCGGCCTCCCCAAGCACTTTAGATAAACCGGGGGCCCTAGTAATGGTAATAGATGTCTCGAGATGGCCATCAGCCGCCGCCGCTTTGATCGCCTTTTCTGCTAAGTTTATGGCCGTAATAAGTGCACGATCTCCTTGGATAGATCGGTTTTTTAAACTCAATTCCTTGGCTTGGTCCGCTTTAAGCATACATCTCCTTAGGCTACCGAGTTAGGGACAGGCCCAATAATAGGCCCATAGAGGCCCCCAGAAGGCCCCATACAAGGCCGTTGCCTGCCGGGAGCGGGGAAGCCATGGCCTGTTGACGCAGCGCGTCATTAGAGGCCTTTAAACGCTTAATAGAGGCATTCTGGGCTTCGATAACAGCCTGTCCCTCTCGGAAGGCGAAATCACACAACCTCAGCTCCTGCTCGCAGGGGGCGGCCAAGGCAATGCTGGAAGACAGCATTACGTGGGTTATAAGGCGGCCGATGGCGCTCATTTGTTCCCCTTCGAGTCTAAATAAGCCTTCATAGCGGCATCGTAGCGCTCCATTGCCCGGGCAACAGACGCATCCGCCTTATCCTGCTCACGATCGATCCGAGCCCCGAGCAGCTCCACCTGCGTGCGGTGGAGGGCGGTGCCCTGCCGACGGAGAAGGAAAACTAAAACGCCGATGGTGGCCGTCGCCGTAACGAGCAACCACTGGCCAACGGTTAGAGAAATGGATCGTAATAAGTTACCCATTTTTCCAATGTCCTATGGTTTTAATGGACATGCCTCTCACCTTCGCGACATACGAAGTGATTAGCTCCTTTTCCGAAGGCTTCATCTTGGGCTTCACCCAATGGCCGAGGCGATAGCCCAGCACCGTCTCTTTCAAGAGAACACCCACGGCTGTAAAAATCACAGGATCAGCGAGGCCCTCGAGATGGGCCGAATGGTCCTGAAAGGTGATGATCACAATTGGCAGCAATTGCTCGCGCATCCTTTTCTTGGTCACGTTCCCACCGCCTTAATCTTCCCGATCTTGGAAACCTGGTAGTTGTCCCGGCCTCGGCTCCACCCGCCACAAGAGGTGCACTTGAATCGCTGGTATGTAGAGGTGGCGGTTGCGGCCAGGCCCTTTTTAATAAGGGACTCCTTTCCACACTTAGGGCACGCATCCTTGTGGGAGAGGTTAGAAAGTCCGGGGCCCCTGGAATAAGGGCGGAGCGCTAGATACACCTGCTCAAGCAATTCCACGTCCCGGCCGTTATATTCGCCCATCTCTTTAAGGGCCGCCTTGTCCCCCTCCATAGCGCGGAGCCAGAGGGATATACCGGGGGTGACGATCTTTCCTCCAAAGCCAAGAAACTTTCCGAGATCATCCAGCTTATTGGTGGTGAACTGGAAGACGCTCTTGGCCACCCGTTTCGTATCGAAATTACGGAAAGGAGAGGGTGGTGGCAGCTTGTGAAATATAAAGCGGGCGTGTGCCACCTTATTATCGAATTGAATGCTGTTATGGCCGACAACAACGTCTGCCTCATCTAGGAGAGAGTGGACAGCCTTCACCAAGGACCGATCGGTCTTGTCCTTAAAGTCAGCGCGGGTGAGAACGGTCACTTTCTTGTCACCAAGCCATTTGTAAGCAACAGTGAGAATCTCCCTATGCTTGGTGAAATGGAGAACGGTTTGTTCGTACGCGCCCCAGACATAGCCTTGGTGGGGGGACGTTTCGATGTCGTAGAGGAGGATTCGCGGAGTCATCGTGCACTCTCCCTAGACTTCGCCTGACTGGTGACATGCCATGCAAAGCAGTAAGGACATTCGTAGGGACGAAGGGCCACGCCGTCTTTGGTCGCCCGTCTAACCACGTGAACTACGATAGAGGCGGACATCCTCTTCTTGCGAAGGCATCCCTTTACCCATTTGTCAGCTTTGGTCACGCAGCCTCCCCGTGTTCCAGAAAACATCCAACTAGATGCTCGGAAACGGTTTCCACTGATTCGTGGCTTTTGATTACAATCCTGTAATAAGTCTGAGAAATGTGGACAACGGTGTAACGGATACCAACCGACGATAGGTAGCTTTCCAGCTCAACCCTTCCTTTAAGATTGCAGACAACTATATGAACACAAGGGTAGGAGTACCAATTGACGGAGTGTTTCACTAACTCGGAAACGAAATCTCTTAAACAGATCACGCAGCCTCCTTACGGCCGAAGACGATTTGATAGAGAGAGCGCATCTCTTGTTTCATGTGGAAGATGCGCTCAAGATCCTTCTGTGCCCTGTTCACCTGGGACATCGTGGGGGCTTCGATTTCGAGGAACAGTTGATCGAGTCCGGTGACTCGGTAGAGCGAAAAGGTGCATTCGAAATTGTCGAGAACGTAGTAGTCCTTTTCGACAACACCCTTGGGCTGCCCGAAGGTGGCGCAAGCAAACCGGAAGGCCGTGTTGTAGTCGGCCACGAGGATATTCTCCTCCACACGGTCCTCGATGGTGCTCTTGTCCGTAATCTTGATGGATAGCTCGTTGGTGTTTTTTCTAAGGCGCACGAAGTCCACTCCTGGCTGATCCCAAAAGGTGTCGGTGGAAGTGCCCCGAAGATCACTGTAATTGCTCAGCCCCGCATAGTCGCGAAGGAGCATGATTGCGAGTGCCATCGTGATATCTGAGAGGACGAATTTCTTCTCTCGCTCGCGTTCGTATTTCATTTCGAGTACTCCTTAATCAAACGCTCTAGGTAGGCCTTAGCTTTGAGCAAATCCTCGAGACCATTCTTCGTTTTAAAGCGGGAGACGTATTTGATCACGTTCCCCTCGAGATAGGACATCCCTTGATCCGCGATGAAGTCCCACACCTCAATCTTCCCCTTGGTGTAGTGGGCCGGAAAGTGTACGGCGTCGCTCTTCGTTTTCTCGCTTGGACTTGGATTTGTGGCAGGGCTCACAGAGGGGCTGCCAGCCATCGGCGGATACATAGAGCCGGGATGCCAGCTCGGAAAGGGTTTGAGAGCCTCCCCGGGTCCTGACGATAGGTTCGACGTGGTCCCAGACAACTCTGGTGCTTGATTGAGGTTGTTTGCATTCTTGGCACTCATAACGGACTCTCACTTTCTTTCCGGGGCTGCCGTCCTTCAGAGGGAGCGGCGGTAATTCGATTCGAAACTTTTTCTGCGCTTCCGCCCATCCAGGCCATCGCCGTGTTTGCTGTCGCAACGCGCTCTTCGCAAACATCAGCTGCTCATGCGTGAGCCAGGGGTCAGATAGAAGAGTCGAGCGTCGCTTCGGCATCGTCCGGTCCTTGGTAAAACCCTTCCACCGCCGTCTCCACGTCACTGAGACGGAAATTCAGAATCACAAGCTCTGAGCCAAACCAAACAAGCACTCCCACCAGAACAATCACCAACACGTCGGTGTAGGTTGCGGGCTTATCCATAAATGCTCCTTACGATGTGCTCTAAATCCTCTGGGGACTTTGGTTCGGAAAACATTTTGTTCACTTCACCCAGCCACCACAGCGCCATAAAGCTGTTCACTTTCGCGTCGTCCCGAAGGCCGTAGCAGAGACGTACGAGTGTGTGGTGCCGTTCTCCGGAGGGAACCGGGCGGCTGTCTCGCATCACACGGAAACATTCGAAGACACTACGAGCGGCGGCCTCCGTGGGGGCCAGCAGCTCTGTGGAAAAGCGTTCGGTAAAGAGCGGGGGGTGTTGGGGGAGGGTGCCGCCCTTTACCGTTTCCACCAACGCTTTGGGGCGACCATGGGTTTCATGGATCGTCCCTTCCAGCCGGAACAGGTGGAGGTGCGAGTAAATGCTTGGATCGGCCTCGGGGAAGTGCTCCGTCACCCAGGCCTTGTCTTGCGCGGGCAAGAGATGCGACGGCACCGCCTCGCGCTCTATGCGGAAGTGAACACCGCGTCCGCCGCTATCATATGCACTGTAGCCGAGGCCTAACTTGCGTAGGGTGGATTCGGCTCTGTCGGCGTGGTCGTAGTTGTCGACGTCAATCCAGAGGAACGGACTCCAGACAACACCCTTAAATTGGCGCGTAGTTCCCGCCGCGACAATCGCCTCGGCCGTTTCCTCTGTGACCGCATATAGGCTAGAGAAGCCTGTAAGGCCCTCAAGCCGAGATACAAAAGCAGGAACTGCAGTGTGAGACTTGACAGGGCTAACAACATAAGAGGTGTAGCGTTCATAAAACTGTCTCATGCCCACAGCTCCCAGCACCAAGTGACAAAGAAGACGTCTGGACAGCACAAGTCGTGGCAGGGGGATAGCCAATACGGGGGGCGGGCAAGGAGTAAACAACTGGCTATCAGGATTGCGTAGACCAACTGCATGCATTAATCCTAACTGTATACGCCGTCATTTACAATAGTGGGAATTGTGAAATTTTACTCGTCCGCTTTCAACCCAGCGAGCGTTTGGAAGCTCTTCATTTCCATCTTAATGATGACGGACAGCTCGAGGGCGGCGTTAATGTTTGCAAGGGCGTCTCGGAAGATGGCTTCCCCTTCCGCCTTTTGATCAATGCGCACTTCCCAGCTGGTACTGTCATGGCAATCAACTAGGATGGGACGCATGTCCACGCCGCGCTCTTTCCGAAGACGATCAATCTCTAACACCCACACCACCAGCACGTCGTGGCCCGACGACTGAATGAAGCGGTTCATGAGGTCTTTATATTCAGGGTCGGGGACGCGGATGATGCGGCCCATGACGTTGCGTAAGAGGCCCTGGGAGCGGTTTAACTCGCGGAGCTTTTGTTCAAACACCGCCACGGCCCGAAAACGGTGCCAGTAGGCCCTTACATATTCACGGGCCTGCCACACCGTCGTGGGGATGCCCTGCTTGGTTAGGTTGCGGGCCACGGTGTGCTCAGTGCCGGTGTACTGCACCGCCAGCTGAATCACCTTGGCAATGTTACGCTGACGTTTGAGCGCCTTCTTAACGGCCTCGGTGATAGGGGCATTCGGATCATAGAGCGCGTGAAGCTCTTGATCGTGTGGGAACAGCGTCAGAGCCAGGTCTAGGTAGATGTCCCCCAGCCCCTGAGCAAACACCTTTAGGAGCGTTGGGTCTTGGCTGTAATGCGCCGTCATCGTCGGCTCAATCGCTGCCAAGTCCGCATGAAGGCCGGTGCAGCCGGGAGTGCAGTGAAGGTTTTGCATCACCCGCTTTTCTTCAAAAGGGGCGTTCAATAGGTAGGGTTTAAACCCGGAGAGGCGATAAGACACCGTCCCGCAGATGTTAAAGCCGGGGTGCAAGCGGCCGTCGACAAGGCTGTCCAAATAGCCGGAGGTGAAATTGGACGTGATGGTGTTGTAGTGCTCGTATTTGAGATAAGTCTCCACCCACTCGCCTTGCATCTGCTTGATGGCATCTAGATTGGTAGCCGGAAGTCCGGAGGGGGTGGTGTAAAGGACTTCGTTCCCCATCTTGTCGTAGAACAGCTCCCGCTTTTGCTTGTCGCTGTTCCAGTTAAAGCGGTCCCACTCCTCTGGATGGGCAAGCAGACGGGTCTTGTTATACTCCCTCTTATAGCCCGCGACACGACGATCTAGCCAATCTTGCTCCAGTTCTCCGATGACATCAGCCAGCTGCTTGTCGAGTCGTTTCTTCGCCCCCTCTTTCGAGCGGAGCAGCCGCTCGTGCGCCGCCCTAAGCCCCTCACCATCAACCATAACTCCAAGGAAGGTGTTCTCTTCCAATAGGCAGTTGTAGTGCATCATCGTCTCAAGCATCCACCAGTAGTCATGTTGCCGAAAGAAGGGAGCCAGCTTGTGGTACAAGGCGAGGGTGGAATAGGTGTCGAGGCAGGCGTATTTCGCCAACACCGGGAGATCGGCAAGATAGTGATCGCCGCGAGCTAGATCGCCCTTTTTCCCAGCAACATTCTGGGCCAACTCCGCGTCGCCTTTGCTCTTCCATCCAAGCAGTTCCACCTGCCCTTCTTTAAGGCCGTAGCCCCGGGCGCCAGCGGGGGCAGAGGAAAGGTGCCACATGAGGCGGGTATCTGCGCCCCAAGACGTCTTATAGCCCCCCGCCTCGAGCCACCGTTGGTCATAGGTGAAGTTGTGACCCACAAGTGTTTGTAGGGGCATCCAGGCCTTTATAGCGGCCTCTAATTCGGCGGTGAGGCGGTGTTCCCATTGCCCGTCCTCGTACACCCAAACGGGGATGTAAAGGGCGGGGCCGGTGTTCCCACAGAGGGAGATGCCCAACAGCTTCCCGTGCTGGGGCATAGTTTTGTAGGTTTCAACGTCGCACGCAACCGGGCCTTCCCACTTAACTGTAATGGCTCTGAACCGTTCCAGTGTGTGGACAATCTCCCAAGTTACGTTACGGCTCATACAGTTAATGATAACAAAAAGAATCCCCCCGAGGGAACATCAATTCCACTCGGGGGCTACCTACCGTCCGAAGGTCGGCGGACAGTGCGTAAAGATGGGGCTTAGCCAATCAAATCAGACGCGGCCACAAGGAACGAATGCGCCTCTTTGCCGGCAAAGTTACCTTTGTCGACAATGTTTTTGCCGCGATAGGTGATCTGCACCTCGGCGTTCAACGCAACCTTCGCCATCGCATTACGAAGCTGCGTCGGGCCTGGTACAGCCACAAGACCTTCCGCCGTACGGATTTTGTAATACGTGGTGCTAAATTTCTTGGTGATGAAGCTGCCCTCGTAGATGCCCAAAATGACGTCATCCTTGCGGAGGACGCGGCCTTCCGGGCCAAGCTCCTTGCCGGGCTTTGGCTCGTTAAGCTGATAGAACACCTTGATCGGCTCCCCCCCGCCACCAACCGTTTTCAGCTCGCGCGTGGGGGCAGTTTGAAGCGCGGCGCTGGTTTGTTTCGCCCATTTGTTATTTGCTACTGACACTATCTATCCTCCAGAAATGCTGCACCGCGTCATTAAGACCGCGTCCAGCCTTTTTGTTTCGCTACAGAACACTTACTGGCCACCGGACAGTATTGAGCACACCGAATGCTCTCCCCGGGGCGGGCCTCAACACGCGCTTTTGGATCATAGGAAGCGCGTGCTGCCTCTGCCTCTTCCTTGGTGTCGAAAAGCTTAGAGGCGCGAGAGGCCCCCGGCTTCATGATGGCGTATTTACCCGGCCGCTCCCAACGTTCCTCAGAAGTGCAAACGGGGAGGGCCGGTTCGGGGGTGGTTGAGGCAACCTTGTGGGCCTGGGCCCGATCTAAAACATAATTAATGACGTCTTGGCGGGCGATGATTGGGACATCCATCACCTTGGTTTGTTGGGCAGGGTAGGAAACCGTATTCCACCCTTCCCGCTCCGCCTTCTGACACTCGCGAGAGTATTCGCCCTTAGACCAATCCCGGAGAAGGGCGACAATTTGCAATTTATGAACCTTGAACCGGCCGGCACTGTCGACGCGAGACACTTGAGCCTCATCGTCAACGCCGTGGCGATAAGTGCTGCCATCGGGATTTACCAGCTCATACCCCTCTTCCAGAAGGAGGCGGCCGATGTTCACCTGCTTGACATACTCTTCCTTTGGTCCCCCCTTCACCGAGTAAACCGAAGTGAGTTTATAATCCGCAAGAATGCCCTTCTGGATGTCAAAGATGTCCACCTGCCCGGAGAGGACAAAGGTGCTGCCATCCTCAAGAGCGAGGTCAATGTAAAATCGGCGCTCCACCAGATAAGAATCGTCAAGGCCCTCCGCCGCCCGCTCCAGGATTGTGTGAACGCTCTGCCCCTGTAGGGAGTACAGGCGATCGGACACATCCTCTTCCAGCTCTTCCCAATGACGTTTCTTCAACGCCTGAATGCGGGGAGGATCGATTAGAGAGGTGACGGAAATGTCCGACCGCCCGGCGTTGTAACCGTCGTTCTCGACAGCCTTAACGATGGGCAGAGGGAGGCCTAGGCGGTTGGTGAGTTTCACTTCCCCTCCGCTTTGGCGATGACCTGCAACAGACGGTCAAAAGCTAAATTCTTGAATCTCGCATAGTCGGGATTCTCTTCGATTTGACCAGCCCACCACTTTAACGCGTGAAGCATCTCCGGCGCGGCGGCGATGAGGCACGCGTCTGTATATCGATTCTCTTCAAACGACATGCCAAAAACGCGCGCAATCGCCCGCTCGTCGGACTCGATTCGGTAGGACTTGTCCGGTCCGCCTGACAAAGTCACCTTCCAGGGTCCTGGCGTATGCTTGCTCATCGGTCCTCCATGGCATCCATCGCACGGTCAATTGCTTCCCCAGGATCGCCCTCGTGCCCACAATCAATGCAAACATAATGGTCCCGCTCGTCGTGCGGGCAGCACGCCTGACAATCCTGCTCTTCACAGCCGGTGGCACCCAAAGCCACATTGTTCCCGCCCTCACAGAACTGAATGCTCAAAACTTTTCCCATACACCCACCTATCTAGTTAGCGTTAACCAACTCAGTTAACTATAGACGAACTGGAGCGGCGTGTAAAGAAAAATATAAGGTGTTGACAAACTGTATTTGCCGTGATATAAGGACTGTAGGGACAGGCAGAAATGGGAGATAACTGTAAGCTTATATAAGCTACTGTAAGCTTACATTATAAAGCGGGGGGATAATAGGAGTATACTTCCCACAAACTGTACGTACCTTCCTTTACCCCGCGCTTTAAAACCCTTGACAATTTCGTTAACACAGTATACAGTTATAATAGATGAACCGGAAGCAACGCCGCCACCTAAGAGCCATTGGAATGAAGCTAAAGATTGGTAAAACCCTTCAAGAAATTCAAGCCCAGTATGCGGAGGCCTGTTCTAAGGCCGGAGACCTCCAATACCGCATTGCAATTATGCGAAAAGAGATTGCCTCTTTTGAAAAGCAGCTAGATAGCGTCAATGATGATCTTCAAGAGCTGAATAAAGCCTACAGCCAGCTGACTGCGCAGCGGCCGGCGGCGGAAAGTCTGTCCCCGCAACCTGAAGCAAACAACGGTGAGCCGAGTACGGAGGGGGCCACAGCGCCCGCTGAGGATGTCCCCTCCGTCCCCCCGGCAGAGGAGCAAGCGTCGTGAAGTTGCCTATCACCAAAGACGAAATGCTGGAGATGGTGAACACGTTTCTCATTGAGAACGGCTTTCCAGCTGACAATGGGCATCGGGAATACGTTGGGGCCTACATTTCCACCATTCCCCAGCGTAATGATGAATTTTTTGAGCACGACGCCCTTGCCTTTGTTCGCCGGGCCATTGCTGGCGAGCTGGCATTTGCCCTCTTAGTAGCCCCCGCCCAAAGAGACCGCCGAGACCGCGAACGTGAAAGACTTAAAGCCGAGCAGGCAGCAAAGCCTGCAGGCGCTCCAGAAGCTCTGGAACAAAAAACTTAAAGACTCCGGCTTTGTCGATATAGAGGACGCTTACGGAAGGCTTGAGAGCACTCCGGTGAGCAAAATCAGGCGACGAGCCAAAAAGCTTGGAAGCGGGCTTGAGGCCCATGTCCGTTACTATCAGCTCGCTTCCCAGCTCACCCACACCTTCCCTTTCTTTACAGAGATCGACCGGAAGGTGTGGGAGCTGCACTGTAAAGGCCTCTACTACAGTGAGATAGCGGGGCGCCTGAGAATTCCCGAGCGCCGGGTAAAGCAGCTGGTGAAATACATCGCCTCTCACATCAACTTTAGTGACGAATGAGAATCATCCGCCCCGCCACCGCTGAAGACATACCGTTCATCATGGCGACGTGGCTGCGTTCTCAATACTACGGCAGCCCGTGGTTCCGGGAGATTCCTCCCGAGGTGTACTTTGCGGAATACCGGGCCGTTGTAGAGCGCTACCTATCCAACAGCATCACGATGGTGTCGTGCCTCGCCACCGATCCTGACATAGTGCTTGGGTATAGCGTGTACAGCCCCCTGGGGGTGTTGCGATGGATTTACGTAAAGAAAGCGTGGAGGCGGCAGGGCGTGGCAAAGAGCCTCTTCCGGGAAACCACCACAGAGGTGTCCAGCATGTCTCGAATCGGCCGCTTTTTAATGCCCGCCACGTGCACCTTCAACCCGTTTGTCTAGGAGCCTTATGAGTGAAGAGAAGCAACAAAAAGAAAAGTCCTACGGCCGCCCGGTGAAGACGGCGGTGCTAACCGGAAAGCTGCAAATTGTGGCCTTTGGTCTCACTGGCTTTCGCACCATCGGCCCGGAACAAATCCGCAGCCTCAAGCTAAAGCTGTTTTGGGGGGCGGACGGTCTCACCGTCGTAAAGGATGGGAAGGAAGGGTGTATCCCCTCCCACTTGGTGGATTTTGTCGAATTTACTTGAGCTGAAAGAGCTTACCGAAAAGCTCATAGACACTATCCGCCTCGATGTAACTAACATCCGCATCAAAGCCTCCTCCGCTGTCCTCCAACCCGAGCATCAGGAAGCCCTCGTCCGCTACTACAAAGCGGTAACTGATGCCCGCATCTCCGCCAAAGAAGCCCACCTCGACGAACTGATTACCCGTGCAGAAGAAGCCGCTAACACAAGCGGAGCGTCTGGAACGCCTAAAGGCTAAGCAACAGACCGCCACCGCCCCCAAAGAGCTGGTGCTGGCAAATCTTCTCTTCCCCAAGCAATTGGCGGCAATAGAAGACGTCAGCCCCTTCAAGCTGTTCCTCTGCTCCCGCCGTGCGGGGAAGAGTACAGGCATTGCAGCCGATCTTGTGAAGACCGCCTACGAGGCCACGCAGCCCTGCACCGCGCTCTACGTCACAGGCAGCCGAACAGACGCTAAGAAGATTGTATGGGCGGAGGTGAAGCGGTTGGCAACCGATCTCGGTCACCCCTGTGTCCCCAATGAGAGCGAGCTAACCCTCACCTACACCAACGGCAGCATAGTTCGGCTGGCGGGGGTGAAGGATATGGCCTCGGTGGACAAGATTCGCGGCCAGCTCCCGCCAATTAAGAAGGCCTACATTGACGAGGCCCAGAGCATTCGAAACGAGGTGCTCCAAACGCTGGTGGACGACGTGCTCGAGCCCGCGCTCCTAGACTACGATGGCAGCCTCGTAATGGCCGGCACTCCGCCCCCTGTGCCAGCGGGCTACTTCATCGACCAGCTATCCAACAAATTCTGGAAAACCCATGCGTGGACATTCTTCGACAACCCGCACATGGCGATTAAGAGCGGGAAGACGCATCAACAGCTTCTCGATCGGGTGCTCGCCCGCCGAGGCCTCTCCATAGACGATCCTCAGATACGTCGTGAGTATTTTGGCGAACTGAAAGTCGACACCAACAGCCTCGTCTATCAATACAGCGAGGCGATTAACCACTACGATGTCCTCCCCCCAGGCAATTACGTCTACATCATGGGGGTGGACATTGGCTTCCACGACTCGGACGCCCTTGCGGTGCTGGCGTACAGCGATGCCTCGAAGCACACCTACTTAGTCGAGGAGCTGGTTACAGAGCGGCAAGACGTCACGGCCTTGATGGAACAAATCCAAAGGCTGCGCTCTAAGTACGGTGTGTCCCGAATTGTGATGGACACCGGGGGCCTTGGAAAGAAGATCGCGGAAGAGCTTATCCAACGCTACAGCCTGCCTATCGAGGCCGCAGAGAAAACTCGTAAGTTTGAGAACATCGAGCTTCTCAACACCCAGATGCGTACGGGCATGTTTTTAGCCCGCAAAGACAGCCTGTTTGCCTGGGATAGTTACAAGGTGGAGTGGAACCGAGATCTACGCAAGCCTGATAAGAAAGTTATATCCGACCGCTTCCACTCAGACATTTGTGATGCCGTTCTCTACGGCTGGCGTGAGAGTTATGCCTACACCTACACGCCCCCTCCGCCCCCTCCTGTTCCCGGCACCCCTGCCTGGGAAGAGGAACTAGAGAAACAGGCCCTAGAACACTTCCAGGCCCTCGAAGACGCCGCAAAAGCCGATCCCTACGGTTTTGAATAATT